ATAGTAAGCCAGCTAACACTCCCAAAGAGGAGACTAAGCCGAAAGAAGATCCCAAGAAAAAGGGAGTTTCCTTCGATCAAAGTTTACCCGCCGTCGATCGGCGGGGGAAGGTGAGGCTTGGATAATCTCCGATATGATTATATCGGGTCTTTCTCGCTTTCTACGAGCGAGAAAAGAAAGGATGAAGACTGGTCGTGTGTCAAGACGGAAGAAGGATTCCTTCGTTGTTACGGGTACTTAGCTCGCCCCGGAGTGTTTGGGTATTCCGACCAAGAAGGTAACTCTTGGTCAGAATACAAGCCGGCCGCCGAGCTGCATGACCCGGAGACCTTAGCCTCCTTTGGTCTGATGATTGTAACGAACGACCACCCCCCCGAAATGGTCAATATCGATAATGTATCCCAATATCAAAAGGGACATATCGGGGATGATATCCAGGCCGAGACGGGCCCGGAGGGCCGAGTCAGGGCTCAGATCCTTATTACGGATTCCGATCTCGTTCAAAAAATCGAATCGGGAAAGCAAGAATTAAGCGTCGGATACCGCATAGAGGCCGACGATACACCCGGCGCATCTCCCGAGGGAGTGCCATACGACGTAGTGCAACGACAGATAAGAGGCAATCATTTAGCGATCGTCGATCAAGGCCGGGCGGGTCCTACTTGCCGACTGACACTCGACAGCGCAGAGATTGCATTTGGTAGAGGAATTATCACAATGAAACGTAAAGATGAAATGGATCCAATGGAAGCGCTTAAGATCGAAAACGAAGCGCTAAAAGCAAAAGTAGAAGAGCAAGCCGCAAAGCTTGCCGAGCTTGGTACCGCTCCTCCAGCGGCGGACAGCATGGCCGAGGAAGAGATCCCTCTGGATGCTGACGCATGTGCGGAGCCAGCGCCAGCGCCCAAAATGGACGCTTTGTTGGGGAGAATCGCCAGCCTTGAGGTCCAGCTTAAGAGTGCGGGCAAAATGGACTCGGCTCGGATCGACGCAAGGGTTGCGCTAGTCGAAAGAGCACGACAAGTGCTCGGAGCGGCCTGCAAGACCGATGGTCTTTCTGATGCAATGATTAAGAAGTCCGTAGTTTTGGCGATTCAGCCGGAGCTTAAGGGTAAGCTCGATCACGCATCCGAAGGATACATTGACGGGGCTTACGAGTCCAGCCTGGGTATCCATCAGTCAAAGCTCGATAGTGAGCTAGGTCGACTTGTATTTGATTCTTCGAGCGGCCACGGAGCCGAAGAAAAATTCGATTTCGACGGCGCCGTTGCCGCTCGTTTCAAGAGGTAATAACTAATGCCACAATTCTCCTATTCATTCCCTCCGGCCCAGCTCGGACAGATTGGGACCTTCGGTCCGCCGTCTATCGATAGCTTGGTCAATCCTTTACTTCCGCAGATCTCGACCGTCACCGTGGCCGACAATGACGCCGGCGCATACGCCGTCTCGATCGTCGGACCCGAAGGATCCTTTTCTTTCGGAATTACGGTCGTGGCGCAAACCATTGCGCAGGTCGCCGACCAGCTAGCCGCAGCGGCGGTCGCCGACGACGATCTCCTTAACATCGTCGAGGTGACCTCGGACGGCGTCGATACCGTTACTATGACCTTTTTGCATAGTGGAGTCGACTACACCGTAGGCGTCACGAGCGCATCGGCTGACCTAACGCTCGCTCTGACCCAGGCGTCAGGCGGGAGCGAGTATCCCCTCGGGATCGGAATCGTCGATGCCGGTAATAAGGTCGGACGTCAGCCCACCACGGGAGACGTCGCCCTGGATATCCTGGGTATCTCGTGTAATCGATCCGATTGTGTCCTGCCCTTTAGCATGCCTGGATTCGCTTCGAGCGCCTCTATCGCCGTAGGCGGAGAGGTCGCCGTGCTCCGACAAGGAGAGATTTGGGTCCGTCCCGAAACAGCCGTAGCGGTCAACGATCCGGTCTATTGCCGAGTCGTGGCGACCGGCGCCGAAGTAGCTGGAGCATTGCGCAATACGGCGGACGGAGGCGATGCGGTCCTTTTGCCGGGTCGCTTCCGCACGGCCGCATCGGCTGGAGGGCTGGCAAAAATCCAGCTTAACGCACCCTGATCTATAAGGAGGATTAAAGAAAATGAAACATAATCTTAACATGAGAGTGCGCAATGTGTGCGACAGCGTCAAGTCCTATTATGGGCGATATGATGCTGGGCAAAGCGTGTTTGCCGCAAACCTTGTCAATGCGACTATTCAGGAGCTATTCAGATATGAATATCCCACCGCAAGGTGGGCTAATGGGGATTTGATTGATTTCCGCACGGACATCGATCGGGGCGCTCTGACCTTTCAATATGGTCAGGTAGGATCCGTCGGATCCGGTGATCCCGGCGCCGAAGGAATTGTGGCGCATAATGCTACGGATATCCCCGAGGTAGACCTTAACGGGGAATTTCCCGTTGGACGGATCCACACTTTGGCTTGCTCTTTCTCCTTTTCGGAGCAGGATCTTGACTCGGCTCGCCTCCAAGGGATGTTTGACATGGCCGCCGAGAAGGCTCGTGCGGCCAAGGAAAAGCATGATAGGGACCTTAATGCCCTGATTGCATTTGGCAGCGCAAGTCACGCACTGGAGGGTATCACCAACGGGACCGGGATCACGGTCTTGCCGGCTACCACGGGTAACTGGGCGACCGCTACCGCTCTCCAGATCACCAATGATTTCTCCGCCGCTTACGACCTGATGGTCGCTAGCACCGGAGGGGTCGAGGAGCCTGACACTGCGGTTCTGGCGCCGTCAATCCATGCCAGGCTGATGGGCCTTCAGAACTCGATTGCTAGTGATGTAAGCGTGCTTACATATCTGAGCGAGCAGTACGGGATTAAATTCGAAAAGGAGGCTTCCATGTCGCTCGCTGACGGAGCGGGAGGAAATGCTATGTTGCTTTATCGCAAGGACCGGACCAAGGTATCGGCGGTCATGCCGCTCTACCTAGAGCCCACCCCTCCCCAATTCCAGGGATTGGTGACTAAGGTGGTCCTTCGATCAAGGTTCGGTGGGGTCATGATCCCCCGTCCCCTTTCGATCCTTCGGCTCGACGGGATTTAAGCATTTCCCAGTCGAGGGCTAGGGTGAGGTCTAATCTCTCTCCCTTGCCCCGGCCCTCGCCTGGGATTTAAATTGAGAGAACTAAAAGAGAGCCCCAAATAAGCATGAAGCTAGAATACACAGGCAAATTCCGTCTCGCAATGCCACGTTTCCCCGTCGAGATCTCCGACCCGGAGAACCCTCCCGAGCCCGAAGATTTCGTCATTTTCACTCGGGAAAATCGAATCCAAGATTATCCGCACTGGGACAAAGTCAAGAATAAAAGAGCGATTAAAAAGCTCGTAGAAAACGGACAATTGAGGGTCCTCGACAATCGTCGACTCCCGTCCCCGACAGAGCCAGAGCCAGAACCAGAAATGACTCTTAGCGATTTTCGTAATCTTAATTACAAACTAGCGGCAAAATGGGTCGCTCGATCCAACGACTTGGAGACCCTTAAATCTTATCTAGAGGGAGAGGCTCGACAATCGGTCAAATCGAATCTGGAGAATAGGATCTCCGCATTGCAAGATTAACAATCCAAGGAAAGGGCCCGAGATATCTTAACTAATCTCCTTTTATTCTTCTCGGGCCCTTTCCTTTCTTTTCCAACTGGGGGATCTAACTAATGGCTATTTGCTCGCTATCATCCTCTTGTGCCACGATCCCACAATTGATCGAATTCCTCCCGGACCTACAGACTTTTGGAGGACCCTCCAAGGGTGTAATCGAGCTCACGGGTCTGACCCTAGAGGATGACACTCTGACCATCGGAGGTGTGACCTTGACGGCCGTGGCCGGAGTGGCGGCGGCAAATCAATGGTCCGTCGATGGCACTCTATTCACCCAACTGAATAGTCTCTTAGCTGCTATTACCGGCACGGGAGCATCCCTTGTGGGGAGTATCACGGCCCAGATCTTGACTCCTGGGATCGCCAAGATCCAAGTATCGAGCATTATAACGGGATACTATAGCCAGATCCCATGGAGCACCACGAGCGCTCAAATCGCATTGGATCCCAGCGATAAACTCGCAGGGGGTCAGTGCGACCTAGAGTTTTTCAGCAACACCGCATGCTCGATGATGGGGGATTGCTGGGGATCCAAAAAGATGAGCGGCCATATGTACTTAGTTCGCCATTTGATCGAAATGGCGAATGGGAATGATAATGGTGCTTTAACCTCCCGGTCCATCGATAAGATCTCAGAGGGGTATTCTTACGTTAATCCTACCGATCCGAATTTGGCCAATACCAAATGGGGTCGACTTTACGCAGCCCTTTGGGCCACGGTATTCGTGGGCCCCATTGTGGGTCGAGCGCTACCTACTACTTGGGGTTGCTACGGGAGGTCCTGGAGATAATGCCCATTGAATGGAAATCCAATGATTTCGAGGCTTTGGCGAATCGAATCAAATCCCTGGAAACATTACAAATCCAGGTAGGGTGGTTTGGCACCCAGTACCCTGGAGGTCAATACGTGGCTACGGTAGCCGCAATCCAAGAATACACTCCGGGCAAGTCTTTTATCCGGTCGACGCTCGACGGGCAAAAGGATCAAATACAAGGTATCTTTGTTTCGCTGGCTAAGGATGTATTAGCCGGTAAGCCGGTCCAGCAAACGGCGGACAAAGCGGGGCAGGAAATGTCCGACTTGATCCGCAAGTCGATTGTCGAAGAGGACCTAATCGAGACAGGATTATTGCGGGATAGTCTCACATATCGGGTGATTTTATAATGCCACTTTTCAAAAACAAAGTATTAGCGGGATCCCAGTACACGGCGGCGACCTCGGCCAATGGACTATTCGCCGTCGTCGCTGGCCCTGACTCAGTGCAGGTCGAGATCAATTCGATCCTTTTCCACACGTCGGCAAGCTGCACATTCTCGGTGTCGATCACCGACCCCGATGATGGGGACAATGAGATCCTCCTTTTGATTGGCTCGGGCACTGATCTAATGTGGCAACCCATCCTATTGCCCACGGAGAATAGGTTTAATTGGCCTCTATCCTTTGTGACCTCGGGGATGACCGGCGACGGATGGCTTACTATCGATTATGATTTTGTTCCAACGGAGGGATAAACTGTAATGCCTATTACATATTCTGGCTCTCCTCAAATGGGTCTTATCACGGTCGATGGAGTCCTCCAGCCGGACGTAGCCGCAATTGCGGCAGATGTAGCGGCTCTAAGTCCCACGGTCGTAGTGACCGGCTCACTGGCCTTTACCGCTGGGGTCTACCAGACGGTATGGACCTACGCCCTGGCCGAGGGTCAAGCGGGTAGCATTGCTATCAATAACAGTATCATTTGGACTGGGACGGCGGCAACTCTCACAACCTCCCAATTGAGATACTATAATTCGTATCGCCGTGTGACCGGAGGGAGCGCCGTGGCGCAAGCCGGCGCTCCGGGAGCCCAAGGCTCCATCCTTTCGACCACCGCCCAACTGATCGGGTCAGGAAACAATCTAATCCTCCAACTTCGATTTGGGGTCACAGCTACGATCAATTACAGAATCCCTATCTATTTAGACGAGGTACAATTGTAACATGAATTACCAAGGCGTAGGCACACTAGATATTAGCAATTGTCAGATCCTCCGATCCCGGCAAGTGACGGCGGGAGACCTCGACGTCAATGGTCTTCTGACTCTCGACCTCGATTCTGGTACCGCTCTGGCGCCGATCCTAGTCCTGGACGATGGTCTGACCATTAATGGTCTTAAGATCACCGATGGCGGAAACGACGTTATGCCGACCTGGTTGGCTGACGGGATCACAATCTCATTTAGAAACTTTGGTTCGGGATCTACCATTAATCACGAATCGGCCAGCGTAGCCGCTGCCTATCGATTTGCGACCGGCGATGGTCAACCCCTTGTGATCGGGGGACAACTCCAACCCACGGATTACGTCGCCTCCGCCTCCAGGTGGTCCCTGGTGCCTAACCATAGCACTGGAGACTACACAAGCTCCCAAATCGCAAATATCTCCCAAGTAGCCGGTGGGGACGTGTCCGCAGCCTTGGAGGGCGGTGGAGTCGTCACCAAGATGGTTACGGTCTCAGCGGTTGACGCAAAGGGAGTGTTGCAGCTTACATGGGCGGATATTGCGGGGGGAGCTCATATCTTTTTTCCGCTCGCTTGGGATCTCTCTGGGATCCACGTGTCGGGAGCGCCGACCCTCGATCCCGCCCAAGAGCTTAATCTATGGATTTCTTCCTCGGGAGTGAGTCAATTCTTAAACGAAGACACGAATGCTACGGATGATCCTACGGACCGCTTTCGGTGCGCTTCGGGTCTAGATACTCTCTTTGGCCTTAATAGGGTTAGGATTAGCTGGTCCACCGCTGGAGGGTCGAGACGTTGGGAAGTCCCTATGTAATCTAGGTTACACTAATCCATCTATACGTTAGATCAATTACAGTAAGATGCCTACTCTAAGTAACGTCAAGGGGATAATCCCCTCTCTCGCCACGGCTGGCGGGATCGACGTGCTTCGGTCGTAAGCCCCGACAATAAATGCTCGCTTCGCCGCCGTGCCTGGAGTGCGCACAACCATTCACGTAGAGCCCGTAGTCGTCCATAATCTATCGGGTCGAGATATCCCGGCCGATAGGCCAGAGGCAAATCGAAACCGAGAGAACATCGAAATCTATACTTACGATCGATTGTTCATTTCCGACGACGGAAAGGATTGCGATATTGTAGTTTATCGCAATAGACAATATCAAGTATATCTGACCATGGATTACACCCTTCAAGGTGGGTGTTACATTAGTTACGCCGACTTGGCTGACAAACAAAATAATGTCTAATATGCGGATAGATCGGATGCAGGCGGGGCTAGGACAGATGATCCTTACGGCCCTAGGCCCATCTACGTCCGTGAGCTGGGTTTATGGGGAAATCTCTTTTGATTCTTTGCCAAATGATTTTGTCAGTCTCTCGATTCTTAGCGGGCCTTTGCCCGCTCGTAACCGATTCCCATCTGGCTCTCCTTGTGTTTTTCCTCCATCTATAATCGATTTTTCGATCGATGCAGTGTCGATCGGGTCCCTTGACCGGATCACAATTAACGAAGTTGACTATTCTCACGACGTCGGAGCACTCGATACGGTGACGATCATCCGTGATGCTATCTTGGCTTTAATGGTCGCCGATGCTGAATACGTCTCTTGGACGGCGGTAGCCCTTGGGGCTGACGCCATCCGGGTCACCTCACCCGTGACGGGGATCTTCCAAGCTGGATACCTCGGGGATATCTCTCACGTAGCTACTTATCATGCGACGTCGGTTCAAATCCGAGAATCCTCCAAAACCTTTAATATCCAAATCCAGGCTTTTTCGAAATCGAGAGAACCTTACAATGGGGCTTGGTCGATGATTAGCCAGATCCAAGATGCTATCATGACACAATCAGTAATCGATAGCCTCTATGATGATTATGGGATTGTGCTCCACGACCCCGTAAGTAATGATCCCCAAAACCTAAGTGCCCTCGCTGGGCCCAATTGGGAGACCCGAGCCAACCTTGACCTTAAGGTCAATCTTGCCTCGACGATCTCCGTCGCCGTCGACTATTTCGACGCCGTCGAAATGACCATTTCCCCTTCGGGATTCCCCGAAGAATCCTTTATTGTTGCCGCTTAAGTAGGATTTTCAAATGCCTAATATTACAGAATTTGTAGACGTTTCCATTTCCGTGCAAGGCAAGGTTTTGCAAGGATTTAACTTTGGGTCTTTGATCGGTGTCTTTACCCAAGATGTCGATCTAAATCGCCAGAGCGGCCCTTACGAGACTATCGAGGACCTGGAGGCGGCCGGCTTTACGGCGGCCGCAGCGCCCGAAGTGCACTATTGGGCGACTTCGGTTTTCTCTCAAAGTCCCTCGATTAACTCCGTTACCGTGGGTCGTCGGGTCCCGAGCACCGGCGGAGACGCCATGCAGGTATGGCAATTCGACGCTTCTGGCCCGACCTACGTCGATCAGACGGACGAATTTAATTCGTCTACGGTAGCCGATTGGGACATTTTCACGGCCGTCGATGCGATCGGGGATGCTGCTATTTTCATGGCTCCAGAGCCCTTTAGCAAGCTAACACTCGACTCGACCGGCGGCACCGCAGGTACCGTGGGTGTAGTGGCGTGGGAGTATTGGGACGGGTCCGCTTGGACCGCCCTGACTGGCGTGGTAGACGGGACTTCATCCTTTACGGCGGCCGTCTCGGCGGGTCAGGTGGTCTCTTGGACTCTCCCGGTTAATATGGCTCCAGTGGTCATTAATGGATCCACTCTCGGCTATGCAGTCAGAGCTAGGATCACCACGGTGTACACAATTAATCCGGTGTATGATAGTGGTACCCTGGGAGGAGACGCCTCTTGGGATGCTACAATGACGGCTATCCAATCGGCCAATCCTAATGGGTTCTATTTCGTCAATATCGAGTCAAGAGTAAAGGCTGATATTCTTGCGGTAGCCGCTTGGGTGACCGCAAGAAGCCAGGATTATTTTTTCAACGCCCAGAGCTCCGATTCCGACTTTTTGAACGGCGTCGCCTCTAACGTGGGAGAGGAGCTCCAAACTTCGGGTTACAAAAAGGTCGCTTTGTGGTACCACGCTACGGATAGCGGGTCGGCGGATGGTTACCTCGACGGCGCCGTATCGAGTCGATGCGGAGCATTCGACCTCGACGCACCCGCTGGGGTAGGCGTGTGGGCCTTCAAGTCCCTTGAAGGCGTGACTCTCGACACGCTCACCACGGCCCAGAGTAATGCTATCTATGGGGTCAATGGTAACATGTATGCCCTCACCGAGACCGTGGTATTTACCTCTAAGGGGACCACGGCATATGGAGCGCCTTACTTTATCGACGTAGCGACTACCTTGGCTTGGACTAAGAAGAGAATGCAGGAGAGCATTCTTAATTCCATGATCAGCACCCAGACAAAGATCCCTTACACCAATGGCGGTCTTAATCTGGTCGCTACGGCGGTCCAATCGCCACTAGATACGGGAGTATCAGCGGGCCACTACTCGCCGGACATCCTTCCGACGATTAGTTATCTTAAGATCAAGGATATCCCCGTGGCCGATAAACAAGCACGAATCGCACGATTCCAGGCAACTTTCGTTTTTGCCGGCGCCATCCAAAAGGTCGTACTTACTATCGCCGCAAGTTTCTGATAATAAGGAGGAATATAGACAATGTCAACTAGACAATATAGCCCCGCTTCCCTGGAGGCCGCTTGGCAAGGCATCGACCTCAAAGCCGGGTGGGCTCAAGCTACCTTTATGCAGGAGACCCGCACCACTCCAAGCTGGGCCCAAAAGGCCACTTTGAATGGATCGGCGATCCGAACCTATAATGCCGACCGGACGAGCACCCTATCTATGGTAATCGTCCGGGAGTCAATTCAGTTCGGTCAGCTTATGGAGGCGGCGGCCCGTGATCGGGCCGATCTAAACGTAGTGGGTCCTCTCGTGGTGCTCGACCCGATCTCGGGCCGAACTCTGACCTATAAGAATGCTTATTTGATTACCGACCCCGATGAACCCTTTGACGTCGCTGCAAGCGATATCACGTTTGTCTGGGCTTTCGAGTCCGTCAATAAGGCGGACCCGACTCCTAACGCTAACGTTGTAGGGAGCTGATTAAATGCGTCAATACGTCCCAGGCGAAGTCCAGATTAGCTGGTTCGGCCTTGACCTAACCGAAGGTTTAAGTCAAGGATCATTCCTGAAATTTAGACGAAATAAAAGCACCTGGACATGGCTCCCTAATGGCCTTGGTGGTGGCGTCAGGATGCACACTAAGGACCGAAGTGGCGAAGTCGACCTAGAGATCGAGACCGCCTCTCGGACCCACCAAGAGCTCCTTACGCTGGCAAGTGCAGATAATATCACGGGACATATTACGGGACCTATGATCATATCTGATCTTAACACTAGGGAGAGATTCTCCCTTAGAGGGGCTTTTATTTTGACCGAGCCAGACGAACAAAGGTCTAATCAGTCATTGCCTATCACTTGGACTTGGGCTTTTATTAGCATTAATCATAGCCCTAATCTAAGGGATCTTAACGTTGTGGGGTCGTAACCCAAAAGGAAAGTAAGATGAAAAGAGAGTATTTCAAAATCCGAGAAACACGAAAAAGGAAGTTTGGCGAGGTCGAGCTATCTTGCACCCAAATGAGTGTGCCTGATAGCCTTGACCTTTGGCCCCGCCTCGGGGCCCTAGTCGGTCAGGATATCATTCAATTGATCCTTAGCGCTAGCGAAAAAGAGGCCAAGGCCATAACGGACAATAAGGAGATAGTAGCCCAGATTGTTACCGGGATCCTTAATAACGCCCAAGAAGGCCAGCTTAAGATTCTCCCTGAAATCATCGAAAAGAGCAATGTCACAATCGATGCAATCACCATCGAAGGCGAGAAAATGGTCGATATGAAACTCCATCTTTGCCTCGGTCTTATCGAGCCGATGGAAATGTTTGAGATTGTCCTCTGGTGTCTTGGAGTGTCTTTCGAGACGCCCTGAGCCGGACTCCACTAGAAGAGTGGGAATCGGCATTAGCGGACGAGCAAGCGGATCGTCATAAGGGAATCAAACTTAAGAATGTACACCCCCTAATCTATCTTGCGTGTATCGAAGGTGGGGATAGGATCAATGCAGACACCCTGGAAAGGGTTATGTATACATGGAATCTTAAGATATTCCAAGATCACCTCGAAATGAAAGAGGTGTTAGCCTCTATGCAAGATGCCTCCCTCCGCAACCTACAGGCTAAACACGGGGCCCCCGACCAAAATAAAGCGCCGATAGTCCCCTCCCCATTTAAGGGGGATGCTTGGGATAGTATCGATTACGAGGAGCGATGACGACTATATCAGACCTACTTATTAAGATCGGTGTAAAGGCCGAAGGCTTGGATAAGTACCGAAAACAGCTAGAGGATCTAGGGGACGAGGGAGAAGACGCCGGGAAGAAAGTCAGCGATGGGGCCGAAAAAGGAGAGAAGAGTGTCAAGGCTTTGGGGAAAGCGGCGGAGATTTCCTCCAGCGCCCTTGGCACTATGGCCAAAGGCGTCGGAGCGATCTTCGCCGCCGGAGCTGCACTCTTTGCCTTGGTCGAGCAAGTCGCCGGGGTTAGTGACGCACAAACCAAGTTAGCCGCCGCTACAGGTCTTTCTACCGATGAATTCGAGAGGCTTGCTTTTGCCGCAAAACAAAGCGGGATTGAAGAATCCGCACTATCGAAAGATATCTTGGTTTTGCGAAAAAACCTAGATACCTTTGCGGAGACCGGGGCGGGACCGGCCGGCACGGCGTTGTCGAGCCTGGGGCTCTCACTGGCTGATTTAAGTGGAGAATCGGCCGAGAATCAATTGGGGATTATCTCAGAGTCCCTAATGCAAGTAGGGGACGAGGCCCAACAAGCTATTATAGCCGCCCAGCTCTTCGGCGAGGAAGGCGGCCCGAAGATGGCATCCTTGCTCGCCGAAGGCGCTGACGGAATCAAGGCGTTAGGCGACCAGGTTGCCCATATTGATATCGATAAGCGTGCTAACTTTACGGAGTTTATCAATCAAATAGGTAAGGCGAAAGAGGCTGGCATGGCTCTGCTCGTGCAAGTTCTAGAACCCTTGCTCCCCGTGATCCTCTCCCTTGGCGAGAAGATCGGCGGGCTGGTGCAAAAGCTAGCCGATACCGGCGTCCTCGACAAATTATCCGAGACGATTACGGTTCTTCTGAACGTGGTCGTCGAAGCTATCGATCAAATCTTCCCATTGATCGAAGAGATTATAAAGGGCGGATTGTTGGACTCGGTTTTAAACACGATCAAGCTATTAGGTCCGATCATAACTAATCTTATATCGATCATCCTCCCATTCTTATCTAACGTTATCGGAGCTATCAAATTCCAGGTTGACCTCTTTAATATAGTTCTCGGAGTGATGTCCAAGATCCTTGGGGTGGTTACCGACCTAATCTCTGGATTCCGAGAATGGTTCTCGTCTATTCCTTTCGTGAAAGATATCGCCGATGGGATGGGAGCCGTAGCCGACCAGGTGTCGTCTCTGGCGACCGCTCTCGGCATCGGCACGCAAAAGGCCAAGGAGCTCGATGCGGCCCTTGGGAGCATCGGAGCAAAGAAACTATATGGTAAAGCCGAGGATTTCTTTGGCGAGAAAACTAAGGGAGTCCGAGGCAAGCTAGAGGCCGAGGACGCTAGACGTAAGGCCATCGACAAAGAGCAAAAGCAAGGTCAGAGAAGGGATCAATTACTCTCCAAAGGAAAGAGCCTTAAGAAAGAAAAGAAAGGTCTGACCAAGGATGAGGTAACCGAGCTTATTACCCTGGGTGTCGATGAAAAGACCGCCCAAGGTTTGGGAGTCAAAACTGGAGGAGGTGGCAAGGGGAAGAAAAAGGAAGTCACCTCGGACGTCTCCCTAGAGGATTCCATCTTGGCGATCCGCACGGGGTCTAACGACCCCAAGGCGCTCGCCGCACTTGCTAAAACCCTTTCGGCGAAAACTCCTTCTACCAAAGATATCAAACCTACCGTAGCTATCGATTTTTGGAACTTCCAGGTAACCCAGCATATTAAGGGGACTGGCGATCCAAAGGCTACGGCGGATATGTCTACCGCCCAGATCGTAAAAACCTTTAAGAAGGCCACGGCAAAGGCTGGTCAATCTTTGGCAGGCACCCTAGTAGGATAACGTAATGGCGCTTACATTAAATGCGAGTAGTGGGAATCTCTCCCAAATGACTACGTGCGTGTACCGGCTACTCGCCCCGGTCTTTTCCGTGCCGATCGAGCCGCTATTAGACATTATCCCCGGGGTCACGGGTAACCGTGTCCCCATCGATCTCGTCGAGTCCGAGAATTGGAATGATTCTTTTAATGTGACCGATCACGCCGTGCAGGATTTTGCCACCATCCAGAACAATGTGCATATCGCACCAAGGATCCTATCGGTGTCCGGTGTGCTTACTGGGATATTCCAGAGCGTCGTGGGGCCGATCGCCGGAGGCGGAGGGCCTCCGGGATTCCGGGCTGACCTTCAAAAGCTCGGGAGCCTGAGAGCCCTTGCACGGGCTCGTCAACCCGTATTAGTCATTACACCTAGAGACTCGGTAATTAGCCTAATCACTAGTATCGATGATGCTTGGGATCCTGAACTCGGAGAGAATACTAGATTCTCTATATCATTCAAGGAGGTTAGATTGGTAAGCCCGCTTACAGGATCCATCGCTCCCGATACCGCAGCGCAATTGGCGGGTAATAACAAAAGCTCGGGAGGCGGTCAGCAAGTCCCACAAGACCAAGCCCAACAATTCGGGTCCCAATCCAATCCTCTGGTTACTCCTTATCCGCTATAGGCTACCTATGGGCACCCTAAAACTAACGATTCAACAAAACGGATCCTCTAATCTAAAGACCACTATGGTGCTCGATGGGGTCCAGATCGGGTTTGAGTTTTTTTATAATGGGTTCAGCGATCGATGGCAAATGAACCTTTTGAATCCCCAGACATTAGACCCATTCCTAAGTGGGTTGGGACTTACTCTAGGCACCGACTTGCTCGGGCCCTATAGGTATTTAGGGGATCAAAGCCTGATCCCTCCAGGGCCTCTATGGGTGCTCGACGTAGAGGGATTAGGCAATGATCCCACAAAGGATTCTTTTCTTAATGGTCAGTCGATCCTATTGTATCAAACCCAAAATAACTAATGTCCCTAGAGATCTATCGCAATTATCTTAACGTTGGAGCCCGGGTCACAATAGGCACGGGATCCCTCGTGGTAACTGTGACTGATCAAGGGGATGGGTGCCGGATCGTTTGGGATGTCGCAAAAAGTGCGACCCCCAATGCCGACACGGCATCCATCAAGATATACAACCTTTCCCAATCCCATCGATTGATCCTCCAACAACTCGCCGCACTAAAGGGGTTCGGCTGGAAAGCCCAATTAGAGATCGGATATGATAATGTCCTTTCTCACCTTATCGAAGGGAAGGTATGGAAGATCCGGCCCGAGGTCTACGAGAGCCCCGTCGATATCGTGAGCGAGATCGAGTTCGGCGACGGTCTCCAGGAAATGCGGGACGCCGACCCCAACTCGATCTCGATTAACGATGGATTTTGGATCGCCTCCGTGCGAGCGATAGCCCGGCAAATGGGGCTTATGGTGAGCCCCCAATTTACGGCGGCGCTGACGTCTGCGCCGAACGCCATCGCTACCCCTATATTCTCCGTTTGCCTGGATAATAATCCTAGAGATAACCTAGACTCCATTGTCGCTTCCCTAGGTCCCGGGTATTCATGGGCCGTCCAAAATGGATACATAGTAATGCTCATTAAGGGATACCTTAATGATCTTACGCCACCGCAAATCCTAAGCCCCTCGACGGGCCTGCTCACCTTCGTCGTGCGAGACGACGGCGGGATCGACGCTACCGCTCTCGCCCATCCTTCCGTCGTCCCAGGAGGCGGTGTGATCTTCCAAAATATATTTGGCGTCCCCCAAGCGGCTGGGCTTTGTCGAGTTGAAACCGTAACTTTCTCGGGGGATAGCTATAGTCATAGGACTATGTCGATCCTTGCCAGGCCCTTGACCTAAAGAGAGATATAAAATGGGACGTGAGAATAGAACGGGTGTTTTCGATTCCAAGCAAGAGATGGAGCTGGACGAGCTCTTCCGAGCCGAAGAGCGAAAGATAGCTTTAAAGATACGTACGAGTGTGGCATGCCAAGTCGTAGCCACTACGGCGCAGCCGTTAGGCTTCGACCCGGCGACCCAAAAGGTGTCGCTCGAACTCGCACCCCGGCCCGTAATCATTAATAAGGAGCAAGCGGATCAGGACATTGTGCAGCCCCCTATCATCCTGCAAAATATCCCCGTGGCTTTTCCGAGGACGAGTCAAGGATATATAACCTTCCCGATCGCCGTAGGCGACACGGGCGAGTTGATTATCCAGGATCGATCGATCGCTAAATGGATGGGTACGGGAGTCGCTCAGGACCCGGGATTCCGTTGGACTCATAATCCCCAAGATGGGGTTTTTCATCCGGGCTTACACCCGGATACCTCTCCGATTACCCCACCCGTCGACTTGACGGCGACGGTAGTCGACGGGACGCTTATCAAGATAGGCAGGAATGCGACTAGCTTCGCCTTGAAGGCCGAGCTCCTCGACGCCCTCGACGCTTTTGCTAATGCCGTGCCTGTCCCCAATGATGGCGGCGCAGCGATTCAAACGGCCTTTAAGGCTGTTTATCTCGCACTCGCTCCCATCCTTGCAGCCACTAAAACCCAAATCGAATAAATCGATTATATCTCCTTACAATGTAAGGTAGAATACGAAAATGGATCTAAAGTCAGACTCGAATGGAGGTTACGATATTGATCTCACGGACGGCGAGCTAAGCCTTGTCACGGGAGGAGAGGCGATCGCCCAAGATATTGTCATGGCGCTACGTACGTTTCTCGGCGAGTCCGTCTACGATCGTAACGCCGGGGTCCCATGGGTTCAAATTATTTTTGAAAAAAATACTCCCCTTTTCGTGGTCGAGCAAATCTTGCGCAATCAAATCCTCGCTAGACCTGGAGTGATTAGTATCCAATCATTCCAGCAGACCCTCGATCCGATCACGAGAGTCTACACCGCACAATGCAATGTATTCACTTCGGCCGGTGAGCTTAATATCGATTTCGGCACAAGCTTGAATAGCTTGTAAGGGACCTTTTTTATGCCACTAATCCTAGATGCTGATGGCCTCACAATTCAAACCCAAGAGGAGATTTTCAATGAGCTCGCAAGCCTTGTAAAGACCTCTTTCGGGGTGAATACAAACACCTCGACCAGCTCTTGGATGGGGCAAATCCTTAACATCGTTAGTGAATTCGTTGTTTACAACCAGCAGGGGTTGCTTGCGAGTTATGCTAGCTTTGATCCCTCCCAAGCGGAGGGAGTCGTGCTCGACGCCAGAGCGGCGCTCACGGGCTCCCTCCGAAGGGGAGAGACCTACTCGACCGTAACGGGGCTTATTGAATTCTCGGGCCCGTCCGTGGTACCTGACGGGTCCCAAATCCGCAATGATGATAATCAGTCCGTATGGGAATCCATTAACGGTCCTTATACGGACGGCGGCGGACCCTATCCCGAGCTTGTACCGGCCCAATTCCAGGCGGTCGATCCCGGTCCTATCTTGGCGCAGGCCAATACCAATTGGAGCACGGTGAGCGTTATCGCCGGATTTGCTGATTATAGCAATCCCGCCGATGACGCCGACCTAGGTCGACTATCCGAGTCCGATGGTGCTTTCAGGGACCGACGAAATGTCGAGCTTTTTTCGAAGACGGCCGGACCAAGGGAGGCGATCTCGGCGCAGGTATCTAAAATCAGCTCAACCAATGGAACGATCGATTACGTCAGGACGTATCATAATCCGACCCTAAGCCCCACGGACTCCAATGGAGTGCCATTTAAAGCCTATAATGTAGTGGTCCGTACGACCCCCGACCCTTGCCCATTGGCTTTGCAACAAGAGATTTTTGACGTCCTCCTGCAAGCCACGGGGGCCGGAGGCCAAGCGTACGGCACATCTTACACCGGGACCGCTACCGACATCGAAGGCCAAACCCAAGATATGGCTTTCGACCGCCTACTTGATCTCGACGTTTACATTCAGTTCGATATCTATACTTTGAACAATGGTCAGGTATTCCCGCCAGACAAACAACAAATGGCGGATATCATTAGGGCCTATGTGCTCGAACAAGCAATCCTCCAATATCGAGTGATCGGAGGATTAGTCCTTGTGGATGATATTCAATTCCTTGCTTGGTCATTAAAGGCTAATGGGACGATTAAGGGTGTGACTAACATTGACACGACAATGTCCGATGATGGGATCAACTACAATGCTAACGGGGTGGTCGTCGGTGTGCGGAATATCGCCACCTACGACTCCCCAAGGATCCTAATTAACATCGACGGAGCACCTTACTAATGGCTAATATTGTAGCCCTTGCCGAGACCGAAAGGCCACTTATCCAGACCGTTAGTCTGGCTAATGGAGGGAAATTCCGAACTCTAATGGGAGATCTCACGACTCCCATGGAGGAGTTTGATTCGGTCTCTTTGGGGATAATCCAAGCCTTCGATGTGGATACCGCCGAGGGTGACCAGCTCGACAAAATAGGTGCGATTCTTAATTTCCCAAGAGCCGGATATACTGACACTCGATATCGGGTGTTTTTAAAGATTCAAATAGATATTTACATCGCACAAAATGCGGATCGGGATGGGACCACGGCCAATTGGACGGGGTCCCATAATGGGGTGCTGCGCATAATCAGGGCATTTATTGGGCCCACTCCGGGCGAAGATATTGTTATCACCCCTTACTATCCCTATTCATTCGAGTTTACTTTGCCTCTCTCGGTGCTCCCCTTGCCATTAGAGGAATATCAATTGCTATTTAGGTTTATTCGACAAGCGATTTACGCCGCCGTCCTCGGCTATAGCGAAATCGGGTTCGACGCTCTCGTGTGGGGATCGGACTGGGGAGTAGTCCCGTCCGCTTCCATTTGGGGATCCGGCTCGGGAGCGGTCCTCGGGGCCGGTCTTTGGGGCGGGGTTTTCAGTACCGAGGAATTGGAGTTCATGCCCTGACGCTTAAAAGGAGATTATAGAATCATGCCAACAAAACCATCCTCTACATTCGTCTGGGCCAAAAACCCCAATTACACGGTAGGTCCCTTTATCGGATCCTCGACCAAGCTCACTGACCCGCAAGGGTCGACCGAAGGGTCTGTCCCGGGCGATACTATCATTGCGGAATATATCAATCAGAACTTTAATATTACGGGGAACTGGCTCACGGATTGGCTGAATCAAGGATCAGCTTCGGCTGACCTCGATTCGCATATTGTCGAGACCGATACGGACGGGGCTAGCGCCCTAGCCGTCCTCGCCCTCGGTGGTACCACGGCTTCGGATTTCCCTCTATTCATAAGTAAGAATACTGGAGATCCTAGCACCTGCATTCAGGGCATTAATGATGCAGGATCCGTAGCGATTTTTAAGGGTTCGGGGGCATTTGCCACGGTCTCGGCCGAGGCGTCGGACGTCAGCGGTCAGGCGATCTCGGCGTCGCACTCGGCCGCCGGTACGGCCATCGCTGCGACGGCGGCAACGGGCAAGGCGATCGTAGCGACCTCGACCTCGGGGACGGGAGTCGAGTCGAGCTCGACCTCGGGATTCGCCGGGCTTTTCACTTCCAATGGAAACCTAGCCGCATTAAGAGGTGTTTCCTCTTCTGCTTCTGGACCGGCTTTGGAGGGTCTTAACCTTGTTTCAACGGGCATCGGTGTCAAGGGCCAAGCCAATTCTGGGACCGGCCTTTATGGTCAATCAAACCTAGGTATCGCCATCGATGGCGTAGCCACTACGGGCATCGCCGGTCGATTTACTTCGACCATCGGTCGAGCGGTTATCGCATCTAATTCATCGGCTGGAGTGCAGGCGATTGAAGCGAGCAATAGCTCGACAACCGGAGTGGGTCTTTTTGCCACTACGAATAACGTCCTGAGTACCTCGGCGGCGAAAGCCATATGGGGCAAGTCGGAGGGATCTGGAGTGGGGGTATTCGGTGAATCGAGTAGCGGCACAGGAGTGCGGGGTAAGACTTCGGGTTTATTTGCGGAGGGGGTACTGGGGGAGAGTGTCGATGGGACTGGTGTGCTGGGCACCGGGATGATCGGAGTCAAAGGTTCAGGGATCAGCTCTTATGGGGTTGCTGGGCTTAGCCAGAATTCTAACGGGGTAATCGCTGCTTCATTGACTGATACTGCGCTCCGTGTGCAAGCTATCACGGATAACACCGCCCCGGTTCGCATCGATCCTAATGGAAGCACCCCAGCGGCGATTGAAGAAGGAAACCTTTTCTTCCAAGGAGTCAATAAAAATCTTTTCTTTGTCACCGAGCCTTCGGGTGGGGGTGCTCCAAAGGCTTTCGCCGCTTGGGGCACCCAGAAAGGATTTGTCGAAGGGTTCGGTTTCGACGACTTTCAGAAATTTTTACCGCTTGGCATTGAAACAACTGTAGTAACTACCTCCCTTGTTAATCCGCATTTTCCTCGCATTATTGGATACATCGAGATCACAGCGGAATTCTACGTCAGTTCGGGGCCTGGAACGATAGGCTGGAAAATCAAAGATACTACATCAGCGGTGGAGATAGGTCTAGGCACATTTGTATATAACACACATATTAATGGAAAGATGACTCGTAGATACCTTGTTCCGGCAACCGGAACAAGGAGTTTCTCATTGACTTTAAAAAGCTCAATTGTTGGATCCCTTTATGAATGGGCCACCCTCTCCATCAAAGGCGTCTTTGACACCGCTACGACATGATAGGTATTCCCATGGCCAAAGCAAAGGAAAAGAAACCTAAAGAGAAGAAATCTAAGGAGACCGATATCGAAAAGGCTACCCGTGAGCTACGCTCTACGGCGTCGCTCACGGCCGAAATGGTTGCCGAAGCCGGACGGCTTTCCAAGGCCGGAGTGCCGCCATCGCTGATCCGCC